TCGCTACTACGTAACCACCTTTTCTCCGTTGATACCACCACGGCCCCCGCTCACCACCTGGCATTTTAAGCCAGGTAGCGTAGTGGAGGTCATCGACACGGCTAACGTTCTGTTTGTAATTAAACCTACAGAAACGAAAGTCGTACGATCCGTGTCTGTCGACTCCTATGCGACTCATTGAGAACGCATAATTGGCGACAAAGCGCTCTAGATCATCACTGATTTTGAGCCCGGCGTCATCGGGAAAGAAGGAAGGGACTACCTTAACGGGTATGTCGTACTTCCTAAACAGTAAGAAATACTCTGTCCAGAACCCTGGTTGATAGATATAGTCACGGACTCCGAAGCACGAAATGTACTTCTTTAAGAGTCCGTTGCCTATAACATACAGCCATGGTTCCAAGGCGGAGCGTCTCACTGAGGTGGGGGCCTTGAGATTAAAAGGCCTAACGTCGTAACCACGGAGGTAATCACCACCGCAGCTCTCTCTAAACCCACCTTCGTCGTAAAAGGATTTCTCCTCATTAACGATGAAGCCAACACTCTCACACACAGGAATAAATGTATGTGCAGTGTCGGACGGGACAATGCAATCATCACCAAAAACGGAGCACAAGTGTCGATCTTTCCATTCCGGAAAGTGACTTAGTGTACCCTGTTTCTGTAAGATGGTTGCCATCCCGAGGGTGTAGAAAACGAGGGTCTCTAGCGGAAAGGTTACCGCATTTCCCATCGTTGAAAACATGTGAAGGTCGACTTCAGTGTCTCGAATAGAGATTGAAGGCGACCGAACCATGTTACAACAATCAAACCATAAAGGAGGTAACAACCACCTAAGTAGTTCGATACTCACACAATCGGAGGCACTACTCCAGTCTATCGTAGCTTCTTTCGAAGTTATGCTAGATTGGCGTGCTCTCTCCTTGTGCAGAGTGGGTAGAGTCTCGACATCCAAACCAACGACCTTCATACGCCGGTACATCATAGCCATAAGACCCTGCTGGAAAAACATATTCCCAGTAGGCTCGACAGCTATCATGCGACGTATGGAATCGTTCTTTGGAACAGTAGTAGCGCGCGAGCCGTTAACTATCCGATATCTTTCCCCGGTCGGGGTGCACTTGTTGTGATACAACAGTGCGGAGTACAATTGACTATCGTACTCCAGATAACGGTCTAGAAGAGCGGCAGAGCTACGTGTACACGTAATGGGGAAGAGAGATTTCGCTTCAAGTGATGTATCTGAATAAGATACACCAAGCGAAGTACCAGTACCATGTTTACAATACTGGAACCACTCGTCTTCTTCAAACGGAGTCAGGATAAAACGCATAAGAGCTCGCGCTCGAAGGAGGATGTTCTCTCTTTCTGAGTGCTTGCTCTGAGGCCTCATTGGCTGGCAATCCGGAAGGTGTAAACCCTCCTTGCCGTAATTAGCCATATGAGAATTGACCGAGAGAAACTTCTCATAGGTCAAATCCTCAAGCGTTCTATCCACGACACGAACATCTGTAAACTTCTTGCAGAGTTCGGTCCGTTGCCGGTTACGTAACATCAATGTAGCTTCATGTATGCCCCCATACACTTGTTCGGGGGACGACATGTCGCGACTAACGGCTTGATGTATTATTGTTGCAATAGCATCAGGCCTAAAGATCTTAGCTGTTTTAGTCATCGGAGTTCTCCGGTTGTCAAAACATTTGGAAAGGTTACTCTTCTGAAGAGTCCCGCTTCTCAGGGCGTTTAACCATCAAGATTCTTTGTAACATCTCGATGATAAACGCAATCCAACCAAACCTGTTCACAAGAATAGGCCGGTTAGGAGAGATTGAGGTTCTTGAAGAAGTTCAGGAAATCTGCATCATTGCAGATTTGCGAGCCTATCACCAACATTTCGGTCAATTCAGCCTGCGTCGTTTCCACGTCGTAGGCCAACTCGACCGTTAATGTATTAACGGTGATATTGCCATTGTCAAGCTCCAATGGAGCCTTGAAGATGGCCTTGGCACGCGCCTGAGTATAACCGTTCGGCGCACCCGACGAAACAGAGGGTTCCTTGGTAGTACAAACAATCGATCTACGAGTACGGAGATCAGTATCATCCGTGCAGTAGATAGGATTTTTGTTACCCTGGATACCTGCTGTAACGAAGGGAAGTGCCGTTCCACCTGATGGCGCCATCGTGGCACCAGACAGGACGCTAGCATTGCTTAAGGACATTTTAGTTTCCTTGGGTTTGTATAGACTTAGCGATCACCCGTTGGGTGCTAACGCATAGTCATCGGCAGGGTCAATTACTTGATCATGCTTATACTAATTGCTAGTAAGTCTAGGACTTTAGTCGCGTCTTCGATTAGGCCCTTCCAGTGTACCGGAGGGACCGTATCGATTAGCGCCGGTTGCCATTGATCTCGCTTATGCTGGTGCGTGTCTAGTAAGACACGATCCGGCTCATCGATATTAATGGTGTAATATCCGTAAGGATAAACCACACTACGTAGACGTACATCGACGTTTTTCGTAATGCGTTTAGTTACGGAAGCGGATAAGAGCGTCACAGTCGGGTCTGAAAGGTTGACGATCCCCTGGACAAAGTCAGAAACATTGACCAGGCGATCTAACATAAAGCTAAGTGGAAAAACTTGCCACATAACATATGGTATATCTTTCAGCCGTAGACCGAGTGCGAACTTCAGATCTTCCAGAGGATTGGAAACCTCATAGAGAATCTGGGCATGGTAGGCGTAGGTTGCTGCGGAATCCTTATCATACGTAACACGTATGGAAGAACCACCGCTGCCCCAAACGCCACCCATAGTCTCAGTAGTCTCGTCAGCAGTGCTGACTTTACCATGAGCCGTCCTTCGTTTGTTTCGATGAATTTTATCGCGGTTTTCATAAACCTCGATAGCCGTTAGTACTGATCGTACCAGCGGCATCAACGCAAAACGATATTGATTCCAACAGCTAGCTAGTGACTTAGCGGTACGCTTAGCGTCCCATCTATTCAACTTGCTCTGTCTAAGAATCTTCGCTTTGGCAAGCTTATATGCTTTGCAAACTTGACGAATGGACTCCAATGGATTTCGGAGAAACCGAATGGTCTCTCTGATCTCCAATAAGTCCTCAAAGAACTCGTAAGGCGTACTATCTACATTCGCTAAACACTTCGATTTAGCTTCCTGTAAGGCTTCTGTTGTATTGTTCGGAACGGCGCTGCAGCTACCCCACAAATAAGGTTTCACACGATAAGTGAGAAACCAATGTGTGGCATTGCCATCATCGACGTCCGTGTAATACATCAGTTTGCCATCACTATTCCTAATCCATTCAAGTAATGAATGGTTGTCGGAATAGCGGAAGGTACTGCTATTATAATCACAAGGATTGTTTATGATCTCACCAGCCCTTATACGGCCGTGAAAGCCTTCTTCGACATAGTCGTCGAAGTCTTCACTACCGCTGGCTGGCGGCTGAGTATGGGAACGATAAACAGAGCCCGTATACGAGTACAATGTATGTACAGGTATATGGTCGTCTGTGAACGTCCTATCTCGATGCCGTAAGGTCATAAGTGTC